TACCCATGATGAAAAGAGCTCTGATGAATTACATTTTCCAAATTGTAAACTTCAGAAAAATGCACGATTTGGAGTAGTCTGTAATATTTCTTATATTTGTTTTTATGGGATTCAACAGAAGATTTCTTGATAAGGAAAAATGTTTCCATTTTCTTAAAACATCATCGTTATTAACACTTTATGGAAAGAGTGATATGTTAATATTCGAAGATGATGAAAGTAGCAACATTTATGAAATGTTCAAACAAGGTAAATCCGATAAAGAAATAGCAGAACATTATGGAATACAAAGAACTGAGCCCAAAGATAACGGATAAGACAGGATCGGTTGTTTTAATGGGAGGGCTTGGAAATCTAATGTTCCAGATTTCCGCACTCCTTTCTCACGCAAAGGATAATCCTGAGGTTGATCCTGTACTCGGATATTGGTTGACTCACCAATCAGAGTTTTCACTTCAATCAAACATAACAGGAACATCCAAAAGAAATCACCATTTCGATCCTTGGGGTGGACACACCATTAAAGATAGAGGAATATCGTTGGGTGATATTTTTCCGAGACTACCTTGGTTCTACTGTAGACCTGAGGCATTCATTTGGGATTTTGATCAGAGATTAACCTGGCAGTACGACACAGGATCAGGAGGGGAATTTGTACCAATAGGTTCATTATCCAAACCACCATTCTTAATACAAGGATATTTTTTCAACAAAGAATACTGGCATCACAATAGAGAATATCTTTTGGAATATTTTCAACCAAATAATAAAATTTTAGATTATTTGAACTATCACTACTCAAAACTCTATACTCAATCAACCATATCTCTACACATGAGAATGGGTAATGATAATGATTTCATTTCACCTATCATTCCTCCTATCGAGTGGTACGATCATGTATTGAGTCTACAATCACATGAAGATCAAATTCTTGTGTTTACAGATAATCACCAAAAGTCAAGTTTTTTGCTCAATAAACTGGACATTCCGAAAAGTAGAATTACATTTATTGATGAAGACCCACACGTTTCAATGATAATGATGGCTAAATGCGACAAACACATTCTTTCAAACTCAACTTTATCGTTTTGGGGTGCGTATCTTGATAATAAGCAAGAAAATTCCGATACTTACATTCACGAAACATTTTTTCAATATCATCCAAAGTCTATGATTCCATATGACTCTTGGAAAATAAATTAAACATGGAGGTAAACTATGAAGTGTATTAAAGCAATCAGAGCGTCGAAAGGCGTAGAAGTCGGTGACATCAAAAGAGTTGATGACAAAACCGCAATGAACATGGTAGGTATCAGTTGGCAATATGTGTCCAAAACTGAGTGGAAAAATTGGAGAGGAGGTAAAAGTAACTCCGAAGAAGAGACTGAACAACCTAAAAAGAAATCAAACCCTAAACAAATGGACGGTCAACCAAGCACGGAACCTTTCGTAAAAACAAGAAAAAAATCAAAATAATGGCAAACGTAAAAATTCACTTATTCGACATGCTTCGCAAAGAAGCGGAAGCACAGAAAGCAAAGGCTCTTTTGTCTTTGGAGTTATTATCAAACCACGCCGCAGGAATCGGAGATCATTCTACAGGTGATTATTATAAAAATGCAGAAGAGGCTCTTCAAATGTTGGTTGATGCTGACGATAAACTTGAGGCAATAGAAAAGTATTTCAATTAATTATGAAAAGATTTACAATCACAGGTGTAAGAACCATAGATGAATATGTAACCTATACAGTCGAAGCTGAAGACGAGGATGAGGCGATTGAAATGGTTGAAAATGGTGAGGTAGATGATAACGATGATCATTGGCAAAGAGAAACATCTGGAGGAGAGGACTACACAGTTACAAAAGTAGAAGAAATATAATTCATGAAAAAAATATTCAAAAAACTCGATTGGTGGTTTGACTATTATATTGCTTGGATGTTCTATAATGGTAACAAAACACATCGATACATCGAGTATATGGAAGAAAAGTGGGGTAATAAAAAATGAAAAAGTTAGACGGAGGAGTTCTGATCTATTTGGCTGTTTTAGTTCTTAGCTGGGTCATTATTGTTTACTATCTTGTTCATCTTGAACGAGAAAAAGTAATTAAGGAAGAACTCAAATCATATCCATATGAACACAGCAGAATAACCGACTCAACTTTAAAAACAAATGAACATGGAGATTCAATCAAACGAGATGGTAAACCATCCGAATCACTACGGAGGGGAAGATAATCCATACGAGGTCATAAAAGTTTGCGAGGCTTGGGATTTGGACAAAGACGCATATCTTTTCAATGTAGTCAAATACGTTGCACGAGCAGGAAAAAAATGTGTTACCAAAGAGTTGGAAGATCTGAAGAAAGCGGCATTCTATTTGGACAGAAAAATTAAAAACTTACAAAAATGAAAAGATTAAGTTTATTACATAAGATTGTATTTGTTCTCGCAATAATTTCTGTTGTTGGAAGTATAGTCACTGGTTTAACTTTGGGTCAAGATGTAACTTGGCAGAGTATCACCCTACTTTGGGTATTATCCGCAGTAATTGCAGAACTCAGAATAAAAGAATTGGAGGATAAATCATGATTATTTGGTTAACAGGGCAACCTGGATCTGGTAAGACTACGATAGCGAAAGAAATTGTGACGACAGGTCCTCTATGTCAGTGGTTTCATATCGACGGTGATGACATAAGAGAACTCTTTGATAACAAAGATTATTCTGAAACAGGAAGAAGAAAAAATATTGAGTTAGCTCAACAATTGGCACAATATCTTAATTCAAAAGGTAAGAAAGTTGTTGTCTCATTGGTTTCCCCTTATAAAGACCAAAGAGATAAGTTCAAAGAAAAGATGGGGGATAATTTGGTTGAGGTCTATGTTCATACTACTGAAGTGAGAGGTAGAGAAAGCTTTTTCGTAAGTGATTATCAACAACCTTCAGAGAACTACCTTGACTTGGACACCACAAACGATGTTTTGGAGGAGTCCGTACAAAAAGTTTTAGATTATGCAAAAAATCCACGTTGAGGGTGATCCGAAATTAAAAAATACAGGATCAAAACAATATTCAATGTTCATCGGTAGATGGCAACCATGGCACGCGGGACACAGGTGGTTAATCGACCAAAGACTAAATGAAGGAAAAAACGTACTCATCTGTATTAGAGATATACAACCTGATGAAAAAAACCCTTTCAGTGCGGAAGAAGTTGATAGAAACATTAGAAATGAACTTTGGCCTCTGATAGGTGAGGAGAGAGTGAAAGTCCTAATCATACCTGATATCGAATCAGTGAACTTCGGAAGAGGGGTAGGATATGATATAATAGAACATATACCTCCAACGGAAGTGGGGGAAATATCTGCAACCAAAATTAGAGAACAATTGAAACAAGAGGGAAAATTATGAGTTTAGAAAAAATTATTAACACTATAGTAAATGGAGATTGTATCAAAGTGATGTCAGACATGCCCGAGAAATCTGTGGATTTGATTGTCACATCTCCACCATACGGAGTTGGAATCGAATACGACACATTCGAAGATGATTTAGAATTTGATCAATACAAGACATTCTCGAACAATTGGTTAAGAGAGGCTTATAGAATTCTAAAAGATGATGGTAGGATTGCGGTAAACATTCCTTACGAAATTAATCGTCAAGGAAAGGGTGGTCGTATATTCATGGCTGGTGAGGTTTGGAGTATAATGAAAAGTATTGGATTTGGTTTCTTCGGTATAGTTGATCTTGAGGAGGAATCACCACACAGAAGTAAAACAACGGCTTGGGGATCTTGGATGTCACCCTCATCTCCTTACATCTATAACCCCAAAGAATGTGTGATCTTGGCATATAAGAAACAACATATCAAAAAAGTTAAGGGTGAGCCACAGTGGTCGGCTGTTATGGTAGAACAAGAAGATGGTAAAGAAAAAAAGACATATACCGAGGAACAGAAAAGAGAGTTTATCGATCTTGTTTATGGTCAGTGGAAATACTTTGCGGATACAAAACAAATGACAAAGGCAACATTTTCAATGGATATCCCGACCAAAGCAATAAAAATATTGTCCTACAAGAATGATTTGATTTTGGATCCATTCGCAGGATCAGGGACGAGTATGGTTGCGGCGGAACTATTAGATAGACGTTGGATTGGAATCGAATTGTCACCCAATTATTGTGAAGTTGCCAGAAAACGTATTAGAAGTTTTATAGATGATAAAAGCCAACCTGAGTTGGATTTCGAAAAGGGTT